AGCGCCGGCGAGTCCGACAGAAACGTGTAGGTTTCGCTCGGCTGGTTGCTCGCGAACATCGTCGCGACGTCAGCGGTCCAGCCGGCGGTTTGCGCCTCCTCGAGGCGCTTGAAGAATGCCCCGATGATCGCGCGCGACCCGAGGCCCTTGAGATTGAGCGTCATGCTGTTTGTCTCCTAGTTTCAGGCCTTGAGGTCTTGCGACCGCGCGAACTTGCGCACGTTGGCCTCGTTCTTCTTGAAAGCGAGCCAAACCGTTTGGTCGCCTCCGAACTCTGCTTGCAGCTGCGCGTCGGCTTCCCACTGCGCGAGCCACTTCTTGTCGCCCTCCGGCATCGCGGCGAGCGCGGCCGATTGCGACGAGCCGGCGACCTGCGCCGAGTTGCCGACCGCCAATGGCGACGTCGACGAAGTCGGCAGCAGCTTCGCCTGCGACAGCTTCGCGCGCAGGTCCGCGTTGATTTGCGCGGACGCGTCGGCGAGCTGCGCACCGTTGCGCACCAGCTCGACGGCGAGGTCGTGCTGCTGCTCGGCGGCCTGCGAAAGGATTGCGAGAACGCGAGCGCGCTCGGCCTCAAGGCCTTGCTGCGTCGCCTGCGCGAGTTGCGCGGTCATGTCCACAGCGTCGGCAGGCGCCGGCGCGGCGGGTGCGGCCGTGTCGGCCGTGTTCTGTTGTGACATGTTGCTTGCGGTCAAAAGAACGGCGACCTGGTCGTCTGCGCCATTCGCAGATAACGGCGTCGCCGAGGTGTCGTCGTCGACGCCGAGCGCGGTGAACGTCACCTCGCGAAGGGTCGATTCTCTGAAGATGGTCGCCGGCCCGGCGACTTCGTAGCCGTTCACGTTGGCCGTCTGGCCGTCGGACAGCCGCTCCATTTTGGAGGCCTGCAGATACGTCGAGGCCTGCCAGGGGAAACCGTCGGCAGAGTCCGACAGGACCTGCTGCGCCGCCGGCGAGCGCTGCAGTAAACGACCCTCAGCGACGATGCCGCGGCCCGGCTCGTTTCGCATCGCGGTCGTGTAGCCGAGGCGCTGCTCGGCGTCGTGATCTTTCAGCACCGGCAGGCGCTGCTTCATGCGAACGCCTGCCAGGTCGATCGCGAGCGTGCCGAAATACCAATGCGCGAGCGGCTTGCCCGTCAGCGCGACCATCTCAAAGCGATTCTTCGTCTGGTCGTCTTGTGCGAGTAGCACGTCCGACGTGCTGTCGCGCAGGAACAGCGCGCGGCGCGGAATAGCGACAGAGTCGCCGGCGTTCGCGTTGCGGATTGTGTCATGCATCTGCGTTCTCCGTTTCGTCTTCTGCGATGTCTGCCGGCGACTGCTCGTCTTCGGCTGCCTGCCGGCTCACGCTTTCAATGCGCTCCGGCGACTCCTTGGTCAGCGTGCCAGGCTCAAGCCCGAACTCGCGTTCGATTTCTGCAGCTCGCGCGAGGAAGCGCGCGCGCGCAAGCAGAATCTGCTCGGCGTCCGCGCCGTATTTGGCCGCCTCTTCGTACGGCGTCGAAAGGTTCGCCTCGCATGCGGCCTTTGCAGCTGCGACGTCGCTGCCCGGATCGACCATGCCATACGACGGCGCGACCCAGCGCGCTGCGAGGAACGGTTGCGGATCGTCGAGGAAGCCGGCCGGCGCCGCGATGCGGCCCGAAGCGACGGCCATGCGAATGACGTTCGCCCACCATGGCGCGTTGAACTGACGGTTCAAACGCGCGCGGTGCATGTCGAATCCTCGCTGGCACTCGCGCAGCATCGCGCGCGCGCTGCTCAGGTTCATGCGACCGAAGTCCTTCGCGACGATTTCGTAGGAAAGGCCCATGCTCGACGCGATCGCGCGCAGCATGCGCTCCACGAACGGGGTAAACGCGCTGCCAGGCCGGTTCGGCGTGAACGCGACCGGCTCCTCGCCCTCGTTCAGGTATTCGATCGTGCCAGGCTCGAGGAACTCGTGATAGTCCTGCGTCGCGCCTGTCTCGCTGCCCTGCACCGGGAAGATGTCTTGATCGACCGTCGAGACGTTGCGACGGATGAACATCGCGTAGTTGCTCGCGGCGCGCGCGGCGATCAGTTCGCTGTTGAGGTAGTGGTGCAGATGCTGCAAGTATTGCGCGCTCGCCGACAGCCATGGCACGCCGCGCGTCTGGCCTGGCCGCAGCCGGCGGAAAACGTGCTGCATGATCGTGATGCCGTTGGATTCGGCGTCGATGCGCACCGGCTGCACCGTGTAGCGCGCGCCGAGCAGCGTGTCGTCGGGATGCGACGGCAGGATGTGATATGCAATCGCCTCGCCGAAGTTGCCCAGCTCGACGCCGCCGCGGATGCGGTCGCGATCGACCATGCCCGGCGACTGCAGCCGGTCGGCGTCGATCAGCTCGCAAGCGATCAGGCCGTCGCCGCCGATGACCGCGTGCGCGATGGCTTCTCCGTCGACAATGCTGCACCGCAGCGCGAGCGCCTGCAAATCGTAGAACGTGCCTCGGCGCGTCGCGTCTGCGTCCTGTTCTGCCCAGCGGTGCCATTCGGCGTCGCATGCCGCGCGCCATGCTGCGCAGGCCTCGGCCGTCAGGCCGGTCGCCTCCGGCGTTGCGGAACTCTGCGGACGGATGCCCGCGCCGACGATGGCCTCCTCGAGGATGCCAAGCGCGGCCGCTGCATGCGCGTCATCCCGCACCATGTTGCGCGAGACGTCGCGCAGCTTTTGCAGGTCGGGCAGCAGTTCGCTGTCGGCCGAGCCGCTCGTTTGCACCGGAAAGGTGCGCGTGAACGTCGCGGCCTCATATGCCAACAGCGCCTGGCTCTGCAGCCGCGCCTTGCGCATGCGGTGCGCAATGCCTGGCGACACCAGGCCGACAGCAGCGTCGACGAGTCGCGCGATGCGGCCGGCAGCGCCAGCGTAGATCGGCGCTCGAGGCGCCGCGTTGTGGATCGGTCGCGTTGTCATCCGAATCGCACCTTCGTTCTGCGCAGGCCGTTTGTGCGCGAGGCTTGTGCTTCGAAGTACTTGCGCGCCTTTATGAGTTCGTCCATCGACCGCAGCTGCACCGTGCGGCCGTTGATGGTGTAGGCCGCGACGTCGCCGCCGCTCGCGATTGCCTGGTCGATGAGCGCGAGGATGTCCGTCGCACCGGTCGGCGCCGGCGTCGCTGCAGCGGACGTTTCAGCCGGCAGCTCGGCCAGCGTGCGCCACTGGTCGAACATGCGACCGGCCAGAGTCGTCGCCGCGTCGCCGGTGTAATGCACCTGGTAGGTGACTGCGCCGACGACCTCCGTCTGGCATGCCAGGTCCTGCACCTCGCACGTTGCCATGTAGCGGTCGGATTCCGCGACCGTCGCGATCGCCGTGTTGACGCGCTCGAAGTAGGTCCACGGAAAAGTTCCCTTGATCTTAGGTTGAATCCAAGGGATCTCGGCCACCTCGCCCGTGCACAGGTCGCGATCGGCAATCGCTTGTCGCACTGCTGCTTTGAATCCAACAAGCGCGTCTTGATATTTGGCCGCGGTGTCGAATCCACCAGCGTCGCTTTCGCCTTGAACGAACGTGATCCCGACGACGTTTGCGGTGTCGCCTTGCAGCGCGAGCGCGTCCTTCACCGTGTCGAGCACTTCGAGAACGCGCGCGAACGCGCCGTTCGGTTCGCCCGGCGTGAAGTAGTTCTGTTGCCGAGGGTCAAACCATCCGATCGCGTCGACAGTTGCGATCGGAGACATTTCGTTGTGCGTCAGACTGGCACCGCCGACCGCGCAGCTTGCGACGTAGATCGTCTTGCCGAGGTATTCCTGCAGCCGGTTCGCAAACGTGACGTGAAACGCTGCTCGCTCAGAAGCAAAGCGCGCGCCGGCTCCATACATGAGCGAGCCGCTTTGGAACGGTTGGTAAAGCGGAGGCTGGTCGTGATGGTTCGGAAACGAAAAGCCAGGCGGGTAAGGATTTCGCTTGCCGATCTTTCGCACGACGCCTGTGTCGGTCGTCGTGAAGGTGCCGACGACGTAGATCGCTGTCGGCGTCACGGCAGCGACGCGATAGTCCGCATTATAGGCCGACACCGTTGCTGCTCGGACCTGCACGAAGTCGTTCAGCACAATATCGCCGTCGCTGTTGTCGAAAGCGATTTCCATCGTGCCTGGCACTACCGTCGCTGCGAACGACGTAATCGACTTCGCCGCGCCGAGCGCCTGGCCCTCGAGCGGCGACCATGGCAGGAAATAGCCCCACTTGCGGAACGGCACCGCGGCGCCGCTCGGCAGCGGATGCGGTTCGAGAACATATTCGTCGCCGGCCTGCGGCAGGAGCGGCCATGCTGCGGTCGTCGTCACCTCGACGATCGTCGACCCGTTCAGGGTGAGCGTGTCGCAGCTGCGCGAGACACCGACGTTCGTGCCGGCGACGCATCGAAGTCGCATGCCAGCCAACGACCCCTGCCAGCTACCGTCGCCGTAAGCACCGCCGAATCGCATGTCCAGCAACACCGTCGACGTGTTCGGCGAAACCGCGCCGCTGTAGAGCCGGTATTCAATCTGCTCGCCGATTTGCGGCGGCGGATCAAACGCCGGCGTCACCTCGACGATCTTGCCGGCCGCTCCGAATCCGCCCCAATAGGTGACGCTGTGCGTCGTTCCGGTCCGCGATCGCGTGATGTTTGTGCCGACCGGCGTGTATTGCCAGGTCGTGTTGAGCTGTAGCCGCGTCGTCCCAGCGGTTGCAATCAGCAGGTCTTCGACGATCGCTTTGTGTGGGTATTGCGTATACCCAAGACCAGTTGCGACCGGATTGAAGAAGGTGAGGTATCGCAGCGACTGAACGGCGCAGCCCTTGACTGCTGCTTGCTGATGCCGCGTCGGCCAGGTGCCCGGCATCGCGAACATGTCGTTGTAGCCGCCGGTCGCGTGATCGCTGGACAACGGCGCGAAGTCCACAGCGATTCCAGTGTTGCGCGGCTGCCAGCTCGCGTAGTCCGCGTACGGACCTGCGTTGCTCTGTCCAAGATTGAGTAGGACTGGGACGACTGCCATGCGTTTGTTGGTCGAAAAAACCGCCGAGGCCGACAGCCAGCCTCGGCGCCCTCTCGTCTCTCTAGCTTTCGGACACCTCGAAACGCATAGCCTCGACCATGCGTCACGGGTCGGATGCTAGCTGGTCGGTGGCGTCGTTGCGTCGAGTAGATCCGCACTGCGGATTCTGCAGGAAATGGCGCCGCGCCTCTTCGAGGGTCATCTCGAGCGACCGATACGCACAGCCGCAGGCCTGGCATTGATGCCGGCGAAGTCGACCCTGCACCGCATGCGTGCGAGGTTTGTGACGTCCGCAGCGGGGACAGCGAAACGGAACGAACGGCACGACCGGCACCGTGTCATCGTCGCCGGCGGCCGTCATCACCGGCCCCCAAGCAGCGGAAAGCGCGACCTGCCGTCACGGCGGCCCGGCGGCCTCGGCGGTCGAACTGACGGCGAAGCCGGCGCCGGCGGCAGTCCGACGAGCGACTGGTCGTCTCGCAGCAAGTCGGCGCGGATCATGCGGCCGGCGGCGATTTGGTAGACGAGAAGATCCCAGGCCTCGTTTCGTTGATGGCCAGGCCGCAGCGTCCAGCGCGTTCGGATGCGCGAGCGGCTGCGTTCGCGCACCTTGTGCTCGGACGACAGCTGCCGCAGGTAGTCTTCGGGCAGGTCCATCGGCAGATGGATGCGGCCGGCCTGGCCGGCTTCGCGGTCGTTGCTGCGCGCCAGTCGAGCGTGCGCGATGTCCTTGAACATGCCGACGTTGACCGTCCAAATGGTGCAGCCGGCCATCGGTTGACCTGTTCGCGGATGCCGGTCGAGCCGCTGCGTCGCAAACGGGATCGGGTTGTTGCGTTCGACGCCGGCGATCATGCGAACGATCGGCGCGAACTGTCGCGCGAAGTCGATGACCTCGTCGCGCCGAAAGCGCGAGTCGATCAGCACAGCGCGCGGCCGCAGCTGCTGTTCGCCCCACGTCGACAGCACGACAGATTCGGCCAGCTCCTCCCAGCGCGTCGCCTTGCCGGCGGCCAACAGCCAGGTTTCTTCGTTCATGCCCCAGCCGTGAATCGACCATTCAAGCCGGTCCTTCTGGACGTCGACGCTGCCGGTGATGAGCTGCACCTCGGACGGCACCTCGCGCTGTCGCAGCGTGCCGATTGAAGCCGCGACCGCTTCGTCGCCGACGTCGTCGATGCGCTCCTCCCAGACTTCTGCCAGCCAGCTGTTCGTGAAGTTCATCAGCCTGCTCGGCTCGTCCTTGCTGCTCAAGAACTCGGCGACGATGCGCCACCACGGCAGCCACGGCGAATACGCCGCCCAGATGTGGTAGCTGCGATGCTCGACGCGGTCAGCCTCGCGAGCGCCTGCGAGCCACTCCTCGAGCGTGTAGCGACGCGGGACCCAGACACCGGCGCGCATCATCGCCGGCTTGTGCGCATCCTCGATTTGGCCGCCGCACCGGATGCATGCAAACCATGCCTG